CATCTCCCTGTCCGCTCGGCGCACTCCGCGCTCAACACGCTGCTGCAATCCGCGGGTGCGCTGGTGATGAAGAAGGCACTGTGCATCCTCGACGCCGATCTACAGACCGACTACAAGCGGGGTAAAGAATATGAGTTCGTTCTCAATGTCCACGATGAGTTCCAAATTCTGTGCGATGAAGCAATCGCTGATGACGTTGGCAGGCGGGCTGTGGATGCGATCCGCGCCGCTGGTGAGCATTTTCATTTTAGGTGTGCTCTCACCGGAGAGTACAAGGTTGGGAACAACTGGGCCGAAACCCACTGACGTTTTCTTCGCCAGCCAAGAGTACCGCTCTCCCAACCCACTGGTCTTCAACCCCCATACAGAACGCTGGGCGTTCGCGCTCCGCGAACAGGAGAAATAAATGAACGACATCGTGAACCATCCTTCGCACTACACGCAGGGCAACATCGAGTGCATCGACTACATCCTCGACAAGAAGATGAGCTACCTCGAAGGGAACATCATCAAGTACGTCACCCGCTACAAGGAAAAGAATGGGATCGAGGATCTCTTCAAGGCCCAGTGGTACATCCAGCGGTTGATCGATGAGCAGCCCGTCACCGCAACCGAGATCAAGATGCTCCGCGAGTTCAACCCGGTGGCACCGCTCATCCCTGATATCTGCGTCTGCCAACTCGACGGGAGAAACTGTGGCTGCGACCATCCTGAGCGCGGTATCTGTGGCAGCTGGTCCGAGGACTGTGCCACTCCGTTCGACATCGAAGGGAACCTCTACCCCACCAGCATCGAAGAGCTGGAGCGCACGGCGCACGACCGTATGGTGGAGGAAGCTGTCTCCATCATCGAAGAGTACGCGAACAGCGTCAGCTCCAAGCGGGAGTACCGGGACGCCCCGGTTCCCTACTCCGGTCCAGTCTCCCCCTCAACAGGGCGACCCCCGGTGAAAGTGGAAGTGGACGATGATCCCTACTGTCTCGGGGATTTCAGGCGACTCGATTTCTTCTCGAAGCCTTGGATTAATGAATAAACAACAGACCCTCCTGATCGACGGGGACATCCTGCTGTACCGCTTCGCTCACTCCAACGAGTATTCCGTTTCGTGGGGTGAGGGGGTGGACAGCAGGATCGTCAACGCCGATGAAGCGCAGTTCGACTGCGCGATGTTCATCCAGCGGATGGAGGAGAAGCTGGGGACCGACGATACGGTGATCATCTTCTCAGGCAAGAACAACTTCCGGTACAGCGTGCTTCCCAGCTACAAGCACAACCGTGTGGGGCTGGTGAAGCCCGAGCTGTACAGCATCCTCAAGGAATACCTGATCAGGAACCACACCACGAAAGAGAAGGAGACCCTCGAAGGGGATGATGTCATGGGAATCCTCGCGACCCGGTGGCCCGGTCACTTCATCATTGCCACCATCGACAAGGATCTCCAGCAAATCCCCGGCAAGCACTTCAACTGGAACACCGACAAGCAATACACGGTGACAGAAGAGGACGCCAACCGCTACTTCTACCGGCAGATCCTCACCGGGGACAGCTGCGATGGGTACACCGGCATCCCCGGCTGCGGGCCGAAGAAGGCCGAGAAGATCCTCGCGGGCTATGAGGGCTCGGAGTGGGGGGCTATCCTCGGGGCCTACGAAGCAGCTGGGCTCACCGAAACAGACGCTTTACAGCAAGCGCGGGTCGCTCGCATCCTCCGCGCCTCCGACTACGACTTCAAGAAAAAGGAGATCATCCTATGGCAACCGAAGTGAAGACGAAGAAGCCCGCGAAGATGGGCCACACGAAGACCCACACCGACACCGGGCGCAAGCAGGGCATCCCCTGTGGTCACTGCGGCAAGGGGGACATGGTGTGGTCCCGTGTGGGCAAGAGCATGAAGTGGGTCTGCCCGCAGTGCGGGATGATTTGCGAAGCGTGACACCGGGGAGGGGCTTCGGCTCCTCCCTTTTTTTCCAAACTACTATTCAGGAAGGAATACTAATGTCCGAGATCGAGTCCCGCCCCGAGGTCGCTTTCGGGGTCACACGCAAGGTATTGACCGGCTGCGGAACCCTGTTCGTCACCATAAACTCCAAGGATAACAAGCCCTTCGAGGTCTTCCTGTCCCTCGGGAAGTCCGGGGGGTGTGCCGCCTGCGGCTGTGAGGCCATCGGGCGGCTGGTCTCTTTGTCCCTCCGAGGGGGCCTTGGAATCGAGAATGTTATCAAGCACTTGGTTGGCCTCAGCTGCTCGGCCCCGGCTGGGTTTGGCCCCAATCGTGTCCTCTCCTGCGCCGATGGGGTGGCGAAGACCCTGCAATGGTTCGTCGCACAAGCGCAACAAAACGCTGCGCCGTAACTGCTTGAAATAATTAGTAGAATCTTGACCCCTCACCAGTAGGTGAACCAGATCAATAGGTTACCGAAGAATGGCGCGATAAATCATGGATTCGCACCATGGGAGCTCCCGGCTGGCGCACAGCGCGGGAGCCCCACTTTACTTAACAAGGAGACACTGTGGAGATTCCTAAGTTCTCAACTGACTTGATTAGTCTGCTCGACACCAAGTTCCCTGAAAGAAGTGCTGACTACAATGACTCTGAAAGAATGGTTTGGGTTAAGGTAGGAGAGAGGAAGGTAGTGAAGTTCCTTCTGGCAAAGCTTAAGGAACAGGAAGAGAATAATAAATCGAAGGAGACTTAGCTATGTGCTTCGGAGCGAAACCCCCTGCTCCTGTTCCTGCCCCTCCCCCGCCCCCGCCTACATCAATCCCGGTCATCGGTGATGCAGACCCAGCAGGTGGGTATGGTGGAAAGAAGAAGAGGACTGGAATCGAAAAACTCACGATCCCCCTGTCGAATGCCCCCACAACTAACGGGCTCGGCATACCGGGGGTGTAATGGAGCAGAACACTCTCAAAAGTAGGTGGGAAAAGCTGAATGGAACGCGGGGTGCGGTGCTGCGGCGTGCTCGCCAGTGCGCTACCCTCACGATCCCGAGCCTTCTCCCTCCGCAAGGTGCCACACAGGACACGGTGCTCCCCACCCCATGGCAGGGGCTCGGGGCTCGCGGGACGAACAATCTCGGCTCGAAGCTGTTGCTCGCCATGTTCCCCCCGAATAGCCCGTTCTTCCGAATCAAGATCGATGACAAGACGCTGGCCCAGCTGTCTCAGAATGCTGATGCGAAGACGCAGGCCGAAGATGGTCTCGCCAAGATGGAACGCTCCATCATGGACGAGATCGAGGGCATGGCTCTCCGGGTGTCCGCGTTCGAGGCACTCAAGCATCTGATCGTCACCGGCAATAGCCTCGTGTTCCTCGACGGGGAAGCCGGGATGCGGGTGTTCCGGCTCGACCAGTATTGTGTCAAGCGCGATCCCATGGGCAACGTCCTTGAGATCGTCACGAAGGAATCCATTTCTGTCCTGCTGCTCCCTGATTCGGTTCGCGCCGTCATAGGGGAGAAGAAGAAACCCGAAGACACCGTGGAGCTCTACACGCGGATCGAGCGCACGAAGACGGGGTGGACGGTCGCGCAGGAAGCCGGGGATGTCCCGGTACCCGAAGCGAACGGCACCTACCCGCTGGATCGTTGCCCTTGGATTCCCCTCCGCTGGTCCGCGATCATGGGCGAGGACTACGGGCGCGGGCTGATCGAAGAGTACCTCGGGGATCTCAACTCCCTCGAAGTCCTCTCTCAGGCCGTGGTCGAAGGGGCTGCGGCGGCTGCGAAGCTGCTGATGATGGTCAACCCCAACGGCACCACGAATGCGAAGAAGGTCGCTGACGCGGCGAACCTCGATGTGATCGAGGGCAACGCCGAAGATGTCACCTGCTTGCAGGCAGATAAGTTTGCTGACTTCCAAGTCGCGAAAGCGATGATCGAGGATCTCAAGCGCGACCTCAGCTTCGCCTTCATGTTGAACACTTCGGTGCAACGTGACGGCGAGCGAGTGACCGCGGAAGAGATTCGCTACATGGCGCAGGAGCTCGAAGATTCCCTCGGTGGAGTCTACTCGGTCCTTGCCCGTGAGTTCCAGCTTCCCCTGATCAACGTCA